GAGAACAGGGTTGATTTGCGAAGTTTAGGATTTATGGTAATATATATATATATACCCGACGGGGGGTTGAGGAAACTCAACATACGGATTAAATTAAGTAGGATGCTTTAAATGGCAGACAACAAAAACAAAGTGAAGGGTACTCAAGGTGAAGATACTCCAACATCACCTAAAGATGAGGGCAATAAGGAGGAAAAAACTTTAACTCAAGGTCAATTTGATAAAGCTCTTAAAGAGCGACTCTCAAGAGAACGTAAGGAAAACAATGAGAAGATCAAAGAGATTAAAACTGAGACCGAGCGATTAGCAAAGTTATCAGCAGAGGAGAAGGAGAAAGAATTGGCAGAACAAAGTAAAAGGGATACAGATGAGAGAGATAAAAGTATTTCTATAAGGGAAAACCGATTAGAAGCACTTGAGGTATTCTCAGAATCCAAAGTACCTACAAATTTAGTTGACTATGTTATTAGTGAAGATAAGAAGGAGACCCTAAAGAACGCTAAAGAGTTCTCAGAGTCATACAACGAATCGGTTGCTAAATCAGTAGCAGAACAATTAAAAGGTACAGCCCCTAAAGACATTACTAAAAATTCTAAAGGAAAAACTAAAAAGAAAGTTACAACAGCGTTTTAAAAACGCATTAGATAATTTAGATATATAAAGATAATGGCAAAACAAGATGCACTAAGTATCTTCATCTCAGATGGAGTTACAGAAGATGAGTTAATAGAGTCATACTCAGAAGTTATTGATATGATTCAAAAAAGTGCAATCTCAAGTCAGATTAAGAATGTAAGTCTTTCTGGTGATCCAGAGAGTGGTTCTGTTGAAGTAAGAAGATTGATGACTTCAGCATCTCAAGCATACGGTACTGCAAGAACAGCAGGAGTAGGAGATGATGTAAGTAACAATGGAGTTACTATTAACTTAGATCAAGACAAGGAGATTGTAGAAGAAGTAGAGTGGAAAGATATTCAATTTTATGGCATAGGAGATATTCTTACGAAGAGAAGAAGGAATCACCAATTAGCTATGATAAGAGAACTTGACACAGCTTTCTTCACAGAAGCAGAAGCAGAGGGAACAGAGGAAACAATTACATCTTCTACTATAGAGGATCAAATTGAAGAACTCATTCAATCTGTAGAAACGACAGAGAACGATAATGTAGATGGTGTGGACAGAGATATGTTAGCTCTAACAGTAAGCCCAGCAGTTTATGGCGAACTAAGGAACTATGTTGATTCTTTACCAAATCCAGTAAATGGAGGAGTAGATTCAAAGATCTTCCACGATGTTAGAATTTTCTCTAATACAAGACAAACTAAAGATGCAATATGTATGGTAGTGGGCTCAGTTGCTCAACCAGTAGTTGCACAACCTTATGAAGTAGAAAGAATACCTCTTAGCAATTCACTTGCTATTGAGTTATATTACTCATACGGAACACGAGCAGTAATGAGTGACCTAATCAAGTGGGCTACATTAAGTGCAGTATCTGCTTAAAGATAGTTTAGTTTAGAGGAGAATATAATGGACGATATTGTCGCAAGAATTAAGGGATATGTAATGGTAATAGATTCTGGTATGACTGATAATAGTTATCTGGACTTTATAATAGAGGAAGTAGTAGACAGGGCTTTGGTTTATACCAACCGACAACAATTAGTTGCAGGTTATGAGAGATTTCTCTTAGGAGTACCCAATTACTACAAAGGTGATTACACTAGAGACATTACTGGGACGGATCAACCCATACTACCTATACCTACTGAGGTTGAAAGACCTTTAGCAAGGATCGTAGTTGGGAGTCATAAAACAGTAGAAGAAAATGTTGATAGTGATGCCACTTCTGTTGCAAGTATAAAAGATAACGGTCAGGAAGTCGTATATAGGGATACTATGGTTAGTTACTTATCTTCAAAGGATGATTCGGAAATTTTCTCCTCTATAACAAAGTTGTTAAATAAGTTTAGGATTCCAACTATAGTTGCAAATACCTGATAGTTTTAAAACTGAAGTTGCTAGTACTTTTTATGATAAGAGTGTTAAGTTACTCAATTATACAGAGGTTACTGACGATGAGGGTTTTGTACAAGTTCAATCAGGAACAACTGAATCAACTTTTATGGCTAATGTAAGATTTGATAATCTTGCACAAGTTCAAGAAGCTTTCGGTTTAGAGGAACAGATAGATATTATATTAACAACTGGAGAAACAGTAAGTGTTGGGAATGTCCTTGAATACGATAGTATAGAGTACCGAGTTACTGGAGCTATACCTTACGATTCACATAATTTAATAACGGGAATCAAATGGGAGCGTACACTGTAAATTTAGATAAGTGTATAAGTAGGTTTGAAAATATGGGTCAAATAGAGGACTCAGTTGTAGCAACAATAGTTCCTACCCTTGAAGAGAAATATCCTACTCATCAAGAATTTGGATTCCGAGTTAGGAGAAAGGATGGCTCTTTTAGTTTTGTAGTGGGGAAGTGGTATATGCTTAATGCTCTTAATAGAAACAGATTCCGATTAGAGGAAGAGTTTGCAAAATACATTAAGAAAGGTATAAAAGCTACTGGCGTAATAGCACTAACTCCGTACATAAAGAAAGTAGCAAACAAGATAAAAGAAAGTGCTTTAATACTCGCACCTGTGGATACAGGAGAATTAAGGAGTAGTATTGAGGTAGAGATAGTTACTAAATAATTTAAGTACAGATTTGATGAAAGAACCTAAAAGCGAAATATATACAATATTGAGTAGTATAGGATCTGCTTATCAAATGCAGTCAGGTGTAACGAGGGATATGCCCTGTTACATATATGAGGTTACAGGTAACTCACCAATTTATTCAATGGATAAAAAGGTGGTTTATCAGAATATTGAAGTAACTATAGATATTTATGCAGAAAACAGTAAAGGAAGTGGTGTTTTGCTTACCACTTTGGTAGATACAATGTTAGAAAGTAACTACAGGATGGTATACAGTTCGGACATATCAAACGATAAGTATAGTCATATAGCAACAGTATTTAATTTAGTGGGTTATTAAAATGGCAGCAGAAAAAACATTGGGTACATCATTGACCAAAACCAAATCAGGAGCAGAAGCAACTGATACAGTTATTGGAAATTTGACCTCTATCGGTGAGATAGGAATTGAGAGTGACGAAATAGATGTCACCACATTAGACAGCTCTGGTGGTTATAAAGAGTTCATAGCAGGATTCAAAGATGCAGGAGAAGTATCTCTTGAAGGGATCTTGGCAACTGAAGTAGCTTTTAACGCTATGGTCGTTTTAGCAGGTTCACAAGCAGAAGAAGAGTGGACTATAGAAAGTGACACTGGTTCTACTTGGGTATTTGACGCTTTTGTCAAAACATTCAAAGAGGGCGAAGCAACAGTTGACGGTGTAAGAGGATTCTCAGGTTCATTAAGAATCTCTGGAGCTCCTGTTTATACTTCATTTGGTGCAAGTGCATAAAGTTCAGGGAGGGGGGACTCTCCCAGTTCTTTTTAATTTAATTAAAGGTAACAAAAATGGAGTTAAAGTACACGCCAAGAACAATTAAAGAGATAGAGGATATAACAAAGAAACCTCTACAAGATGTTTTATCAGATTTTTCTATGAGTACCATAGTTATATTCGTTCAGAAAGGAATGGCTATAGATGAAGATAAAGCATACGAGAAAATTGACGAATACTTAAAAGGTGGTAAGGACATTTTCATACTCTACACAGAGATTATGGAGAAATTGCAGGATGCAGGTTTTTTACCACGCCAACTGGATCTCAAGAAGGTGAAGAAGAGTATGGCTCAAGAAGCCAAGACCGAGATTTAGAAGGAAGGTTCTTTAAGGATATATGGAAAGAAGGAGAACATTCAGCCCTCCTAATAGGTGTTAGATTAAAGATTGACTGGGGGTTAGAAATGGAGAGGTACTGGGAGACTACTCCAAAAGATTTCCTCAGATATTCAGAGATTTATAGCGAAATAGAAAAGGGTAGAGCAAGGGAGATGGATTATAATAACTTTAATTTAGGAAAGTATATTGCGTATGCAGTAAATGACCCAAAGAAGTATCCCAAGAA